TTTGCGAAGGTGCCAGAGTAACATTTTCAATTATTGCGGTTGAAGTTCCAGAATTTATAAAAATAATACTGTTACAATCCGTTGGAATTGATTGAGCCGTATTATACGCAATAAATACAGGTATATAATTTCTAATCATAATTAACAAGTATAAATTTGTTTTGAAATACTTTTGTTTTTACTTTTAAAGTAAGCTAATTGACTTGGGCTTAAAACTTCGCCTGGTGTTGGCTGAATTTGTTTTTTGTCCCAATATGTTGGCGTTACAATTGCAAATGGTGGTAAATTAATTGGCTTATTTTTAAAACGTAGATCCATAGGATCTAAATTACCGCCTGGTTGGGTATTCTTATATACTTTATACAAAAGAAAAATTATTGCCCCGTATATTAAAACTTCGCTAGTCTTCATTATTTATAATTTTATTATATTATTATCACTTATCCATCCTGTTTTTAAAACATTGTTAGCCATAAAAGAAACTTTAGTATATGGCAAATTAGGATCCTGTTCCAAAATTTTTAATTCAATTTGTTTTCTAAAAGTGTAAACAGGTGTTATTAAATCATATTTATAAACCGTACTTCCATTTCTAGAATAAGGAATTATTTTTGGATTACCTGGTATTGCTTTACTTTTAGGTTTTTTATTTTTTGCTATTGCATAAACGCCTAATAATAATAAAGCTATTGTTATATATATTTTATTTTTTTTCATTATAATCCAGAATTATATACGCCGCCATACGGAATTTGATCCAAAATATTGCTACTTACAACCGTAGGCGCATCATATCCGCGTTGCGCCCATTGCTCTAAAGTTAAACCGTACACTTTGCCGTTTTGCAAAATTTGTTGTTCATTTCCATTATCTGCAAGTACTCTCATTCCTTCAGTCAATCCGCCTGGATAAGTTGGCCTATCAGGTAGCATATCAATTGGAAACTTATTGTCTACTGGTGGCAATATTGGTGACGGTGGCGGGGGCGGCGGTATTATAGCATTTGCTTTTTTCTTTTTAAAGAAAAAAAACGCTGCAATAACTACGGCCCCAATAATTAGTAAGTTTTTATTTTTCATTAAAATCTAAATTTAATTCCTTTACGTTTGTAATTATCGTTAATTAAGTTAATTTTTTCTCTAGATAAATTGCTAGTAATAAATTCAGTTAAACCCATTGGCGAGCCAGTAGGGATCCCGAAAAGATATTCTTGCCTCTTACCAAAAGTTTTAACTAAATAAATTGCGTCAGCGTCATTTTGTATCCTTGATACTTGATATCCCGCTTCCTCTTTGTCATCTGCAACGGCGCTAAATCTTAAAGAATTATAAATTGCATTTGCAATTTGATCAAATTCTGCTTTACTTCGTGACAAATCAATCCCCCTGGCATTTAAATTTTTTTCTATTTCCTCAATGTTTGCAACTTCGCTTTTTTCTTTTTGTATTTCCTCATTTGTTTTAACAATACCTAATTTTTGAAATAACGGTCTAATTACTACTATATAAGCAGCAAGCGCAATACCTACGTTTGTTAATAATTTTTTATTTTCTTCAGTAAGTTTCATATAAATATTATTTCATAAATCCCAAAAGCATTTTATAAGTATTATCGTCAATATTAGCCAAATAATACAAATGGTCACCGTAGTTTGCATCTTTATTACTTAAAATTTCAATTGCTTGTAAAGCTTTTTGTTTTTGTTCGTCAGGAATACCCGCCAAGGCCGTCACAGTTGGCGCCATAGGTCCAGGTGCCGCAAATTTATTAATTATTAATCCCAAAGCACCAATTGCCATTTGTTGAAATTGCTCATTTTCTAAAATACCCGCTAAGCCCTTAGGCTTTTCTTCTTCCTCGAATTCTTCAGCACTTAATTTTGATATAATTAAATTTTGCCCTTCAATCATTTTTTCTAATAAACGGCTAAAATTTTGATCAGGTTGCGTTTGCTGCATTCCCGCCATCATTGGCAAATACCTTTCAGCCTTATTTAATTGAAAAACTATTTGCGTCAAGCTTTCAAGATCTTTGCCCCTAGCAACTTTCTTTTTTTCAATTAATTGTAAAATATAAGGATTGGTATTGTCAACATTTTGCTGAATGGCCCTTAAAGCTTCAGACAATTTTTGCAATCCAATTTCCTTCTCATCTTCATCAAAATAAAAACGGCAATATTCAACCTTCGGACTGGTTCCCGCAAATATTTTGTAATGCGTTGCGGGACTATTTTCGTAATAGTCAAGTACATCTTCTAACCTATGTAATTCGGGCTTAAATACTGCCATTTTTAAATTATTTATAATTTATAGTAAACTCCAAAAGCATATACACAATTGGTTGTACCCGCTGCACTTGCTAATGAAATAAAACTTTTTGTCCAAGATATAACCATATTGTTAATATCAGGCAAACCGTTTAAATATGGATTAGGCGTTGCGGAACTGATAATATTATTAAAAGCCAATAAAGGCGCGTTATATATCAATTGCAAATCGCCACTGTATAATGTTAAAAAGCTTTTTTTGAGATCTGCCTCCGTTACCATTGTACTACCGCTATTTGGCGAAGCACTCAAAACTCCAGGTGTATAACATTGGATATTTTGAATCATGGCATTTGCCAAGTTGGGTAAATTAGGAAAGTAAAACCGGGTGTTTGTACTTCCTGATGGAATAGCAACTTCAACCGCTTCGTATCTATTTAAAATTGGCATTGTTGTAGTTTTAAAATGTAATTAAAAGGCCAGGCGTTTGCACCCACCTGGCAAGGTGGCGATTGGGATCGGCTTTTTTTATTTTACGCTTGTAACGTTTTGGCAAAGAATAGTTCTAAATATTGCAACAATACGGCTATCAGCTTTTACGCTTGAAATAGCAGCAGGTAAAACAATGCTAGCAACAATATTCGCACCACCATTTAAAAGCAAATTTGGTTCAATTGGATAAAAACCGTTATCGGCTGCATCAAATTGATCTACTGGGAATACAGTTTGCGCCGTAATTCCTACTCCGCCCTGGGTTTGTGGTACATAATAACTTCTTAAAATATCATAAGCAGGTAAAACGTTTTGGTTATTTACTTGAATAGATAAAAAACCGTTATATAACGTTAAAGCTGCATCAGCTTGCGCGGAACTAAATTCGCCAGTTGCTGTTGACGGATAAGACAAAACACGGAAAGCCGTATCGGTTGAACTTGACGGGGCTGCTAAACCAACAAATAAACTACTTACAACATGAACGTCTTGAAGATTGACGCGCCTTTCTGTATTAAAAATTGTACTTGAATTATCGGTAACAACAATTGGTAAGCGGTAATTTGTAACGCTTGAAGATATTGCAACTTCTGATCTTACATAAGATTGCGTTAATACTGCTTGACTTACGTCATATCCTTGAGATTGAACGAAAGACCTTGCATTTTCAAAGGTCAAACGGGCTGAAATTTGATTAATCATTTTTTTTAATTTTAATTTTTTTTAAATTTTTTAACTTATTGTATTAACACAAAACCGCTGCGCTCATTGTATCCATTGCATAACTGTTTGGATCCATTCCTGCAACTACTCCGCGAGGATTGTTAGTTGATGGTGCAAGGCCCATGTAACGCCTTGCAATTACTGGCATACCTGCAAGCACTCCAGTTGACTGCACTAAACCTAAACCGCCCACCGCAATCATACCGTTTCCGATTGATTTACCAATGTCAGATTTAATAAATTTAGGTAAGAATAATCCTACTGCAATTGGTGCAACTGAAGCAACATACTTTTTGTATGAATCATCTAATTTTGTACCGTTAATTGTGTTTGCCACAAATCTAGCAGCTACACCGCCAGCAATTGTGAATAAAGCCGAAGTAAGGCCCCCAGCCATATTTACCGCGCCCATTCTTTTTGAACGTCTGCGAGTAACTCTTTTTTTAGTTGTTTTTTTTCTGCGTGCCATTTTTATTTTTTTTTATTTTTAATAAAGGTGAAAAAAATCAAAGTAACTTTTTAAGTTCACTTTTTTGTATTTTTAATTCTTTTAAATATTTTTTTATCTGATCAATTTGATTTTTATATATTTTTTTAAATTCAACGGTTTTTGCTTGTTTTAAAGCCATTGAATTATTTATTAAACTTTTTTCTAAAATATCAATTTTATTTAAAGTTTGATTGTATTGTTCTATTTCCATTTTTTTAATAACTCCAATTTTCACATTTCCTGGCGTTAAAGTATAACCATGTTTAAGGCGCTTTTTGTCTTGTTTAAGGACTTGTTTAACTTTTGTTAGGGTATTGCTACGTTTAACCGCTTTTTTAGCCGCTTTTTTCTTTTTAACGCCGCTTACTACTCTAATATTAACATTGTGACTTTTACTATCTTTATGCTTGTCGTTTGGTTTTAAAACGCCTACTTTTTTCTTTGTAACTTTCTTTTTAACAGTTTTAGTTTTAGAAGCGTATTTTTTTGAAGCTTCTTTTACATAATCCGTCCATTTACTATATTTTTTAGGACTTTTTGCCCTTAAGCTTTTAGCGTCCTTTATTATTTTTTGTAAAGTAGTCATAATTATTTTTTCTTTTTAAATATAAAAAAAGCTACTAAAGCTGCGCCGCCAACAATTAAAGGGATTGTATAACCGCCACCGCCTCCAGGCTTATCAGATCCGCCGCCAAATAAATTTGTCAATGCGCTTGGCTCAGGTTTCATTTCATTTTTACTATTAATAAAATATTTTTGATCTAAATAGCCCGACGCTACTGCTTCATTAATTATAAAAGCTAAATCTATATTTTTTGTATTTTGCCAAATTTCAGGTAACCAATCTAGTCTTTTAATTGAAATAAATGGTTGTGGTACATTTCTTTCAACTCCATCGTTTGTGCCTACGCCCCACCAAAGTTTAGGATTAGCCGACTTTGGACTTAATCCAAAATCTTTATACCACTTAAAAGCTATTCCCATAGCTTTATCATAATCACCTTTTGTAAAACTTGTATCAAACAAATAATTTTCACTATGCCCCTTTATTAACGGGCCTATTAATGTTAAAAAACTTGATATTGTACTTCCAAAAATTGGTATAGCATTGGCGCCCGCCGTTATAACATTTACTAATCCGCTACCCTTTGGCGGCGTATTTACTGACGAACCTGGACCGGTTGCACCTGGTCCGCCGCCTTTAGGCTTTAAAAAATCAAATGCGCCGTTCATTTGTGCTTGTTGATTAATTCCCGAAAGTGCCATTAGTGCCATATTTTTAATTTTTTTATCTTTATAAAAATTAGGTTCTTTTTTTTCGTTAAAATTATCTAGTACGGCGTCGCACCAAATTTCGTTATTGCTTCCTGGATTAATAACCACAAAAACATGTTCAGGCGTTTTGCTTCCGTCATATGCTGCAAACCGATAACACAAATCAAATATTTCACCGGTATTTCTTCGATAACTGTCTAAAATTCCAGCAATAAATAAACTCATGTGCTTACAATCACCGTTTTTTGTTGCTAAAATTGCCGCTGGCGTTTTTACCGTTTGCAATTCGTCAGGCTCAATTTGATACTGTATATTATTTTTTAAAAAATTAAAAACTTTTTTAGCCGTATCAATATAATTTCCGCAATCAAAAAAATAAAATAATTTATCGTAATCCCTTTCGCTTTTATTGTGTTGTTTTAAAATTGCATTGATAATGTCGTTAGTTGTTTGATCGTAACTAATTATTTTTTGATTATTTTTAAAACTATCTAATTTACTTAATAAATTCATTTACGGTAATTTAATTTCAAAGTTTAAAGGAAAGTAAATAAAATCAACTACTAAATTTCCCTTTAATTCAATAATTTGATTTTTAAATTTATTTGAAATTAAAATTATTGCAGCATCTGCCAAATTTAAATTCACATCAAAACCAATAACCGTTTTTTGTTGCGCTTGTAAAGTTTTGTTTATGTCCTGGTAAATAGTTCCAACCACTTTATTTTGCAATAAAATTTCTGCCGATACTTTTTGAACGTCTGCCGTTGTTTTTGTAGGATTTTCAACTTCTAACTGCACGTTAACAATTGGTTGTAAAAATGTGCCGCCGTTAAAGCCAATATTTTTTAGACCAATTTTTATTTTTTCTGACAAAATAAATTTTTTGTAACCGATCCAGGCAAGAAAAGCCAAACCGATATAAATTAAATTTTTTGACATTCAAAAAAAATTAAAAATTGATTAAAATTGAAAAAGATTTCCAAATCTACAAAAAAATTTTAAAACGCCAAACATTTTTTTTTTTTCACGGGCATGTATGGAACGGGCGAAGGGTAATGGCCCCCCCTTTAGGGGGGGGGCCATTCCGCCCGTTCCGTACCCGTTCGGTACCAAAATATACCCTAAAATTTAAAGAATTTTAGACATAAAAAAACCCTAAAAATTAGGGAAAATTTAACAAAAATTTAATATTTATACTTTGATTTTTTTCACCTTTAAAAAAACCTTATGTGAAAATTTTTTTGTTTCCTTGCAATAAAAATTTATTTCTACCGCGTTTTTGCTTAAAGCAAAGCTTGTAAACTGGTCCAGTTTTATAGGATCATTTAAAATATTTCGATATTTGTAAGCTTTTTTTTGCTGATCAAAAAAAATTGCCGTGAAATAGTTGGTTTGTAACATAATTTTATTATTTTTGAATTGAAAAAGGTCGAAGTAAAATTTTAAAATTTTATTTTAGATAAGTAAAGCCCCATTATTAAACCAATAGAATGGGGCTTTATTTTTTTTAAATTTTTTTCAATACTATCTAAAATAGTTAACATTCTTAATCTAATCCTTTCTTTTTTTTCTGCCTTAGTTTCTTTTTTATTTTTTGTATTTTTAGAGATAATCTCATTAAAAAAATAAAGATCCAAATTTTTATTTTTCTCATTACTTTCCATTTTGATTTTTAATTTCTTCACAATAATTTTTCCATTCAAAATAATCTCTTTTTAAATCAGATTTTATTTTACCTAATTGAAAGCCTATATAAATTAAATCATTATCTCTATGATCATTAATTAAACTTTCAATAAAATTTACATAATAATCAAATCTATTTTCAATTGTATAAATTTCTAATTTTTGAAAATCAGTTACTTTTAACGGAATTAATTCTTCTTTCATAATTTTGTTTTTATAATTTTTAAAATTGTTTACGGTAATCAAAATATTCGTTTTGTGTATTTTTTGAAATGTAATTTTTGTCTTTAAAATACTTTAAATAACTCTTAGAAAAATTAATACCTCTATTCTCAATTTTTGATATTTCAGTTATTAAATTTTCGTACTTAAAATATTTTTCTTTTTCAAAAATAATATTTAAAATATTGTTATGTTCTTGGTCCGTATAATTGCTAAAATGCTTAATTTTAGGCTCATTTACGGGCAAAGAATTAATTTGTATAAACTTGTTGTCATCAATTGAATATTGTATTTCTATGGGCTTAAAACCGCCTGAGGATCGTAAAAATTTAGGCTCTAAAATAAATGATCCGTTTTCCTCTTTTTTGACCGATAAAGTACTTTGCGCCCAGCGATCAGTATTACTCCCCAAGTGGCCCAAAGTTTTGCCTTCATTTTTACCAGTATGCAAAATTCCAATTAACAATAAATTGTTTACAGTTGTAAGTTCTTTAATCCAATTAACAACTTTACGACATTCAATTTCATCGTTATAATTCATAACAATATCTAATAAACCATCTAAAATAATAATACTACATTCAGGCGTATTTTCAATGTACGCCTGAATCATTAATTTTATTGTTTCAGGGCTTTCTTTTCGTAAACAAAAACTGTCAAAAAATGTGGGTAACTCGTTAATATCTGCTACATCTTTAATCCTTGACATGTGCTTATAAAAGTCAAATTCGCTGCTTTCAGTATCAATATATAAAATTTTATTGCGACCTGGTAACGTTTGAAGCTTCATCCCAAAAATGTCATATACTCCAAAGCTAGACGCAACTATTGACGTGGTAAAAGTACTTTTACCGCTTTTTGGTAATCCAAAAGGGACTAAGGGCCTATAAATTAATATAGGCCCTTAGCCCCCGCTTATAATAATATAGTTTTGTATTGAACCAATATTTTGCCCCTGAATAGATAATAAAATTTGTTCCTTTGGTGGCTCATATCCGCGCTTGTAAGCGTTTTTTTGTAGTTCAAGGTATAAAGGGTTAGTTATCATTAAAAGTTTATTAAACTGTCAGCTAATAAAGCAAAAATGATTAGTATAATAAATAGTATTAAATCTCTTTTCATAAATTTTTTTTTAAGGATTATTTAATTAAATACTCAATCCAGGCCTTTGCACTTTTTAAAGTTTTATATTCCTGGTTAAAAGGATAAATTACAAAAATTTTTGTTTTTGGGTTATAAACAATTGTATAACCCTTGTAGGCAGTATATTCCATTATTTTAAATTTTAAAGTAAAAAAATAGGCCTAATTAGGCCATTCAGTAATTTTAACGTCTAAAATGTCACATCCAGCAGTCTGCAAAAATGTAACAATATTGTTACTTTCAACAAAAGCGGCGGTAAAAAATAGGGAATTTAATTCAATTGTATATGAATACAATGTACGATTGTCATCGTTTCCAAAAAAGAAACGGAATGTTGCTTTGATCATGTAAATTAAGTTTTAAGATTATAGATTAACAAAGATTATATAATTATTTTGATATAACCTAATTTTTAACAAAAAAAAATCGGAGTATAGAAATACCCCGATTAAATCTATGAAAATCCTTAATTTACAAAATCAGCTCAAAAATAACTTTTTTTCTGCATTCCGCCTACTAATTAATCCCTTTACTTTTACTCCATTATCAAAAACCCGTCTATCAAACTGGTCGGCTACTATCTTTTTATCTGCACCGCTATTTAATAACCTGAGTAAGCTTGAAGCTTTAAAGGCCCCTAAACCGACATTATAAGTAAAAGAAATAAGGGCGTTTAATTCGTTGTTATTTAATGGTACTTTAACCAAATTTTTAATTTCAACCGCGTCTTTACTAGTTGTAATTTCTAGCCATTTTTGGGCCTGCTCTGCCGTAATAATATCGCCTTGCTGGACTTTTCTTTGCTTATCAAAATCATAAGTTGATCCGTACCCAATTGTCCAAACGCCGCCGCTATCCTGGTAAGCGTTAAGATATAACCCCCCTTCAGCTTTTTTTATAAATGATAAAGCTTTACTTAATCCTGATCCCTTAGTAATTGCAGTAATTCCCAAAATTCCTAGTATTATTAAGATTATTTTATTTTGCTGCGTCATTTAACCTCTTTGAGTGATCCTTTGCGGCCCATCCTAGCAATAATAAACCAATGGCCCTAATTAGGCCCTGTATTCCAGTACTTACGGGTATAACTTCAGAACTTGCAGCTAGTACCCCCCCCAGTGTTGTTTTCCAGTTATTCATTTTTCTTTATTTAAGTAATCCAATTTAGTTTCGATCCTGGCTAATTTGTCTATAATATCGATACGATCTGATTTTATTTCTTTCATGTCGACCTCTATTTCTAATAATTTTTTTTTTTTAGTTCCGTAAAAACTACCAATAAAAATAATTGTGCCAACAAATGATCCTATATAAAATAAATTTTCCAAATTAGTCTGCATATTAAATTAATATAACTCCAATTTGTTGCGCCGTCCAATTATATATAAATTCGTTACCGTCTGGGCTTGTATTAAAACTTTCATAATCATTACCTTCTAAAGTTAAATTGCCACTTTGTAAGCTTGTATTTGTTTCAGTTAATAACTGATAATATATTGTAACGCTAGTGCTAAAATTATCTGATCCAACACAATTTAAAATTGTTGCCGTTCCTAAATTAAGCGGAAATAATACTGGTTGTATTTGCTTCATAATTATTTATTTTCTAAATATTCAATTCTTGATAATAAAAGTTCAATTCGTTCGTTTAATTCTTGTATTGCTTTTATATAAATACCATCAAATTGATTGTAATTAATACCCATTAAGCCCGTAGAAGGCGTTGTAAAAACCGCCTCTGGAATTACTTTTGCAACATCTTGCGCAATATTACCAATTTGTAAACCTTCGCCATAATTTTTATATTCATCAATGTATTCAAAAGAAATAGGATTAAGCTGCATAATAGCGTTTAAACCATATTTTAAAGGCTCAATATTTTCTTTTACTGATATATCAGAAACGGGAGCCGATAAATTACCGCTTGCATCAGCCAAAACCGCTCTTGATCCCGTACCAGCTAAATTAACTAATGTTACTACGCCAGCGTTATTAATATATAATTTTGCAAAATTATTGGTACCTAATATTAAATTATTTGCATCACCAATAATATATTGGTTAGAACTAGAATTCCAACATACAACATTACCATATTGCAAAGTTAAATCGCCAGTAATTTTTGCACTTCCCGTAACTTGTAATTTATTAACTGTATCATCAACATTACTACCTAATAAAACTTTCCCGCCAGTTGATAAATACAATTGATTTGCATTGCCATAACTATTTAATGACAATGGAATATTACTATCAGAGTAATTTGTAGCAATATTTGCCAAAGTACTTGTAATACTAACTTGTAAATATTTTAATCCAGCAGGATCAACCATTTGAAAATTGCCAGAATTTAAAAGATTATTTGCATTACTTCCAAAAGTTATAGTAGTACCATTTAAAGTACCCGTCATAGTTCCACCAGCTAAGGGCAAATAAGCAGCTAAATTAGAAGTTAACGCCAAAGTACCCGTTGCGTCAGGATAAGTATAAGTTCTTGCACCCGTTAAACCAATAAAATTAAAATATGGATTATTTGTATTAGTACCTATTTGAAAAAAGAAACCGCCAGCGTCGCAACCTATACCGTTAAAACCAGCAATACCAGCAAAACCAGCCGCTTGCTGAATTTTAATACTTGCTAAAAAAGATACTGAATTACTAGCTGAACTAATTGTAATTGCATTTGTAGCTAAACCAACATTTAAAACGTCAAAAGTATCTGTTGAAGAATTACCAATGCGCCATTTTGCAGTAGAATTTTTTGCAAAAGCAATTAAAGATTGATTGCCAGCCGTGTTATTTAAAGCAATTAATGCAGTAGTTCCGGTACCGTGAACGTCTAAATTATTTGAAGGCGTATTTGTATTAATTCCCAATCTATTATTTGTATCATCAAAAAATAAATTAGTATTGTCTTGAGTAATTAACCCAGCGGCACCAATAAATGGAACCGATCCCTGTGTTAAACTTGTAATTGTTGCGCTATTTGTACTTACTCCGCCCGCCGTTACTGATATACCAACGTTAGACGTATTGCCGTTTGTGGTAACCTGTTGCAAAGTTCCCGCGCCGCTACTTACGTTGGCTATTAATACCCAAGCCGTTCCCGTATCTTCATAAATTGCCGCCGTATCATTTGATATAAATAATCTTCCAGCAAATCCAAATGCAGGTCTATTTGCAAAAGTATCTGTATAAATTGCTGGACTACCTTTTTGATTAAGTACGTTGACATTATATGAAAATCCCATATATTAAAATATTTTTTTAACTACCACTAAATTATTTTGGCCCCCGCCTGTAAAATTTATTTGCAAAGTTGCATTTGTATATTCATTTTCATTTCCATCTATTA